ATTCGTTCTAAGTTAAAAGGACTTAACACATTAAATGATACAATACCCTCACGTCTTTCTTCAGGGTTAAATAGGTTTTGAGTATACAATCTCCCATCAATGTACCATTGACGAAAATACTCATCTCCCTTATATTGGAAATCAGTAACAGTGTATAAGTGATTAAATTCATTAATGATTGTTTCTTTAATGTTATCTGATAGTTCTGTATCTTCTAGTCCGATATTGATTATTTGTCCTTGAGATTTTATAATACATTCGTTCACTATTTCATCAACAGCATCATTAATATCAGCCACTAATGACATTTCTCTATATTTTTTGATTAGTGCTTTTACATCTTCTGAATAGTTACTACCATCATCTAAACCGTAACCTACTCCCAAAACACCATTCAACCCTGCATTAACAGAGTCTACTACTCTATTTTCTGGCTCACCTTCAAATGCAGATAAGTCTACATTACCCTGATTAGGGTTAGGTTCTTGAAGTAAAGTGTCATCTCTTTCTGTATTAAATATTCTTCTTAGAAATTCCCAAGCCATTTATTTACCCCTTCTTTCATCAACAAACACTTTATCTAGGTGTTTGATTATGTTTACTTCAGTTTTAGCATCATAAACAGGTACTATAGTATTTATCACATCGGTAATTTCTGTTTCAGAAAACACTTTAATCTTAGTGATTACATTATCTAAGGAGTACGTTTTTATAGCATTAGTGAAATAGCGTCTAGGGATTTCCTCTCTAGACATTTGCCTAGCACCCTTATAGCCACTATCTCTTAGTTCTTGTAACAATAACCCTCTAATATCAGGTGGCATGTAGTGTAAATTAAACCCTAAGAAACTAACTCCGTGGCCTCTCTTAATAGATAAAATCAACACTAAAGGAAACATATCATAAAAGGATTCATTTGATTGGTATCCAAAAAACACAACATCACCGATATTAACTTTGCTTTGGTGATTGTTCATGTTGTTTGTTAAAAAATGTAATTCTCTAGGTAAAATCAAAACAGTTATTCCTATTATTAAAAAGGATTATCTAAGGTATCGCCCATACCTCTAAATGAGTTTTTAACAGTATTTTTCATATCCTTGGCGGCATCCTTAACAGTAGATATCAATCCCTTTTCTTCCTCATAGTAAGCGTAAGTTAGAGTTATTGAATACTCCTGAAACGTATCCTGTGTATCGTAACTGACCTCTATAGGGGATATCTCAGAAGGCCACACATGTAATAATTTGATACCTCTAATCTCATCTTCATTTTCATCTAATTGATAGATATAGGCAGTCTTCATATAGTCCTTAATGTTAGTTGCACCATAAGTACCATACTTAGCCTTAATACTATCAGACCACAATTCTAAATTATTCCTAACAGTAAAGGTTTTATCGTTTATAACTGTCAGAGTCCAATCTATAAACTCGTAATCTCCAGCTACATATATCTTATTGTTCTGATAATATACTGGAACTTTATCTATAGAGTGACCGGGAAACTGAGCGGAACGACAAAAGAACTCTAAATCTTCCCCTAAGAAAGATACTTCTACCCTGTACAAGTTAGTTCTAGCCCCATGATGGAACTTACTAACTAATTTGTTTATACTTGTACTGTTAGTTATCTCAGGCATTATTTCTTCCTAATCTGATTACTAATGGATATGACTATCTTAATAAATTGCCATGTGATATCTTCATCCATATTGTAATCTACTATATCTTGAGTGTTCATTCGGTTATTCATAACATCTCCAAACACCTTAGTTACTTTCTTAGGACAAGTATCTAGTTTCTCATTCAAGACTGATTGATATTTTCTGGCACACTCTATCATCTCGTCATTGATTCTTAAGTAAACTAAACCATCTTTTCTTACTAATCCCTTAAACATTTTATCATTCTCCCTTAATCTTATTATACATCAAACTACCAATCGGACCTGTTTTGTAATCATATAGATAACATTCACAAAACTTTCTAGCTGTAGTATAACCCTTAGTTTCATGCCACTTGTCAGTACCACTAAGACTAGGCAGATATCTAATAACCACATCTCCTAAACTCTCAGCAGTATTAAATTTCTTCTCAGATTTCTTGTGAAAGTGACCCAAATGAAATTCATGGAACAGGGTATCTACCCATTCTTGTTTTGCCTCACACGCCATTGTAAGGGCTAATGTGTCTGCTTTTTCAGCGTGTCCATGACTCATACCAATTAAGGTGTTACCGTGTCGATAATACTTCCTACTCCTATTACTAGTGTCTATACTGATATTAGGATTATGTTTATAGTAGGCTTCGATTACCTTACACATAAAGTAACTAGTAATAGGACCGTGATTGTCTGGCACATATACTATATCTACTGGCGCTACTTCTAACATCAAATCAATAGCTTCTATTAGTGTTTCTTGTACTGTTTCAAATATCTTAGTTAATCTACTATCAGTATCTTGGAATGTTCCACCAGCAGTAGTACTAATTTCGTTATTTACATGAAACAAGTCTTGTCCAATAGGAAATAGTATTTTACTTAGTTCGTTAGAATGATTAGCTCTAGTCAATACATCATTAATAGCTTCTAAATATTCCCTCTTAGCTATCTTCAAATCATAGTTATTACCTGTTTCGCTATGGTGTGCAAGTTTACCAAAGTGGTGATCATATAAAGCGATTTCTATTAGTACCCCTTCGTTTGGAGTGTAATTCACTTTCTTTCTATCTACACTACCACTATTGAGTTTCCCTACTACCTTATCAATAGCTTGGAAAATATTATCGTCAGGGATTATCTTATTGTATCTAATCTTTAGTTGTTTGTTATCTCCCCACTGATTACCAATTATATTTACTGGTTCCCATTCGTTTAGGTCTATTCCTAGTTTTTGGGATAACGTTTCAATCTTCAAATCCTCACCATCTAAATTGAAATTAGCATCAATGTTAGTTGATTTTTCGTTACTACCATAAACACTTCTTAGTATACCAATATAATTTTTGACGGTCTTTTCGGTTACTCCTAACTTATTAGCTATTCGAGTAACATTCATATCCATAGCATAATAACGTTTCACCTTTTCAAATGTAGTTTCCTCAGCCATCAATTCACCTTTCGATTATAGATTAACTTCCTTAATTTTATATTCGTGACCTTCTTCGTCATATAACTCTAACTTATCCATAGCATGTTTCACTGAATAGTTCTTACCATTAATATTATCTATAATGTCTATCAGTACTGCTGATTTCTTAGTCTTATGTTTCCTTAGTGTTCTACCGATAGACTGAATAACCTTAATCTTACTCTTTACGTTTTGTGAGAAGATTAGATATTTCAACTTTTTAATGTTAATACCAGTAGAGAATATCTGCAATGTAGCAAATATGATAGCATCATCCTCTTCTTCCATTATCTGCCTAATGCGTTCTCTCTCGTTTGGTTTTACATCGCCATAGACTAGATACACATTTCTATCTAAGTACTTGGTAGCTAACTCACACAACTCTTTACCGTATTCCACATTTCTGAATAATACCAGTGTGTTACCTTTACACTTATTTATCGTCTTTAGAATGAACCTTTTTCTTACCTTTAGTTCTTGTAAGAACTCGTTTTCTGCTTGATATAATTTAGCTCCTACACCTTCCTTCTTAGCTTTTTGTTTATCTCTGATAGACTTAAGTGTAGCATTAAATTTCTTCTTGACATCATTATCATATTTTGCTACAATGTTGTATATCTTGATTGGGGATAAAATGCCTTTATCAGTTAATTCCTTAGTAGTAGTGAAATGGGTTATCTTACCAAATAGTGCTTCTAATTGTAATTCGTTTACCTTAGATTCACTCCAGGTTCCCGAAACACCGTAGCGAAACGGAGTATTAGTGCAGTAAGTTACTATTTTACTTAGAACTTTTGCAGTACAAGTGTGGCACTCGTCAACCATTAATACATCGAATTGTTCAAACCATTCTTGATTTAGTTCTTGTAATGATTGCCAAGTAGAAATTGTTATTGGTTTATCAGTGTTCTTATCTTGACCCCCATAAACCTTGTGTAATTTATCTTGATAATTAGGCAATTCACTAGCGTATTCTAAGAAATCAAACTCCATTTGGTTAACTAGGGAAATACTAGGAACTACTAATAGTACCTTTTCCGCATAGCCCTTATTCAACAGATAATTAATAATAGCGTATTGAAAAAGAGATTTACCTGAACCAGTAGGTAATACACCTATACCTCTATTTTCCTTAAGTAGTCCAACAAAAGCATCATACTGGTGATCAAAGAAATCTAACTTACATTTCAATTCATCCTTTAAGAAACTCTGAACATTATCTCTA